GCCAATCTCGCCACTTCCGGACTCGTTCGGCTCCACGTACAGGTTTATGCAGGTTTGGGCGGACAGCGGATGAGATCGCAGCGTGTAGGCGGCACCCAGAAATTGAGATTTCATGGCTTTTCGGTCGGCTCCACCGAGTCGCCAGCCGCAGCCTCAGTGTTGCGGGCCAGGCCGTAGTTCGTGTGGATGGTCTTGAATGCCATTTTCTTAGCCGGTGTCCTATGGGATCAGCAGTTGATGCGCGCGATCAGTCGCAGCGGGGTCGCGGTCGATGTGTTGATTTTGTAGCGAACGAGAACGTTCGTTGCGTTGATCGTGCTGACCACCAATTGGAAGTCGCCGATATCGCCGGTACCCGGCGCGCTCAATTCTAGGTTCACCATGCCGGCGGTCGGCGTGAACGCCAGGCCATGCGCCATCGACACGGACCGCCACGTTCCATCTGCCATTAGGGAAGTCGTCGAAACGATGTTGGAAGTCTCGACGCTGTTCGTTGCGTCCACCATCTGCGCACGGCCCCAAAATTTCTCGATCAGGAACGAGGGGTTATGCAGAAACAGAGTGCAGCCGCTTGCGTACAGCTTGATAACGCCTGGATCGGTCGCCGCAGATGCGAAACTGATTGCGCGGTCGCAGTCGGTCACGGTGGCATCAAGCGTCAAGTTCGTGCACGGGTAGTTGATCCGCACGCCGGCCGACGGACCCGCATCAGCTGCGGTACCCTGTCGCCCGTTCACCATCAAATTAAGCCGGTGATTGCTGCCGCCGATTTCCACGCCGTGTCCTGCGCTCGGAGTGAACGCGAACACGCGGCCGCCGTTGATAATGCAGCGGTCACCGGAAATCCGCAGCGCGGTTGATCCGTTGTTATTCGTGCCATCCATCAACACATTGATGGTGCCGAGAATGAAGCGGGCGCTTGTGGCGATGTCCACGAACGGCAATGATGTCAAACCGTATCGTTGCGTATGGCAATCCAGCACTGCGCCGACCGCTGAATCAGCAGCATAGAAATAAGCGCCGCCCTTACTGCTTTCGCCGATAAGGTGATCGAACGTAAACCGTGCCGTGTTTCCTGCGCCATAAGACCGCAGCGCGAACGCGTATCCGAAACGATTATTGTGAAAGTGCATAATTCCGGTTTCGCATGCGCTGCGGAACCATCCGCCAACCGCGCCGATTACGCCCGGGTACACCTTCGAATCCTTAACCTTGCTATTGTCTGTGTCCGCAAACGAATTCCACGGCCAGCCGCCGGTCACGTCGTGAATCACGACATCGTTCGGGCCTTCGAAGAGGAAGTTTTCCTGCCCCGAACGGAAGATGCGAACATTATCGATCTTGCCGCCGCCACCCAATTCAAGCGGCAGCTTCGTGTGCAGGCCGATGCCTGCCGTGCGCTCGATGCGGAGGTCGCGAAGAATGAAGTTATTACCGAACAGCCGGACGCCGACGCCCTCGTTACCAGGTAGCGCATCGACAGCGGAGACGCTCACGGTATCCAGCGGGCCGACAATGCCCATCGAACGCATCATCACGTTTGCGACCGCAGACACGTCCCACGACTCTGTATCGAACAGGTTTCCGGTGAATCCGGCCGCGACCTGCAACTGACTATGCCGCTCGCTGAACCCGACGATAGTTGCACCGGTCACAAACCAGGCCGTGGACGCGATTGGGTAACTGCGCGGACCCAGTAAAACGCCGTACCCGTCAGACCACGCCGCGTTGATGACAGGGGCCGCGTCGTCAACCAGCGACAGACCATATTTCGCTGCCAATACTTCGATTGGCAGCAGCTTTTGCGAATCCAGCGCAACCGAAACATCACTGCCCAAGAATCCCACGCGCGCGGCGCCATCTTCGGCGGCAAGGTCGGCGGCCTGCGCGGCGCCGGCCGCAGTTTCGGACGCCAGAACGGCGGCAGACTGCGCGTTTTCAGCGACTTGCCGCACGTAACCGACGCGCGACATCAGCGCGATCGCTTGGCGGTTCATGATCCCGCCAGTACCGCCGATCGCTTGGTCAACTTTTTCGAGCTGATAGACCCCACCCCATTCCGGGGTAGGCTCGGGAATATTGGCCATCCTTGGCTCCTTAGCGGACTTTTTGGCGTAGGCGCGAACCGGCAAATGCCAGGTTGCGTTCGGTCGAATTGGCCGAGTCGAGCCATTCCAAGAACAGGCCCTTCCACATCGGAATCCGGTCGTCCTCGCCCAGGAACGGGGCGGATTCGGCTAGTGCGCCGAAGAGGAAGGCCTCGGGGTAACGGTTGAACGTGGCGTGCAGCCCACCCTTGATATCCGCCGGACGCTGGTAGTAGCGGCCGCCGATGGCCTGCCCGTCACTCTGCTCAGGGGCGAAGATGATCGAGCTGCCGGATTGGGCGTACTGACGAACGTCGCCGCCGCAGTTCCAACGAGACCGGCCGCGCAGGTCGCTCTCACTGACCGCTTCAAGCGGCTTGTCTGGGTCGAACCACACGATCTCCAACGCCAGGCAGTCGCTAGGCAGCGCTACGGCGTTTGCCGCGGTACTGCCGGTCAATGCAGCCTGCATCGTGCTGGCGCGCAGCCCTGAGCGCCCCATGGTGCCGGAATAGACGCGCGACTCGCCCAGCGCGATCAGCAGATCCAGACTCTGGATCGAGAAGGTGGTATCCACGTCGTCGCCGTCGATCATCTTCAAGACGGCCGTGCGGAACTCAGCGTAGTTGGAGAACTGCATCAGACGCGCCCTTTCCAGATGCGGAAAACCGCGTTATCGGGATCGTTCAAGAAAGCGTTCTGAAGCGATTCATCGTTCATGAATCGGTTGAAGGTAACGCCGCGCTTGTTGCACCAGTCAATGATGACCGTGGTGTCTACGCTCGCAGCGTGCTTCCAGTCGCCGCCGGCACGATGGGCGTCACCCTTCTCCCGGCAGTAGGTGGCGAGCGAATCGAGGGCTTCACCGGACACCGAGTGCACGAATGCCGTGCCCTGCTCGCCCAAGTCCTCGATCCATGCGTTCTTCATCGCTCACCCCCTGAAATAAGAAGGGGCCGACCCCGTAAGGCCGACCCCGTGTGCCAAGTCCATGTGGCCTAGCCCCATCCCTGGGGCAACCTCTTAGCCAGCCGCCAGAATGTCGGTGATGGCGTACAGCGGCTTTTCATCACGCACCAGCAGCGACACCTCGGTACGGACCTGCCAGTTCTGGGCATCACCCACCGTGGCAAGCTGCTCCGACTCGAACGGACGCAGCTGAGCCAGGGCCAGCTTGTCCGTATCGAAGATATACAGCGTGTCGTTCAGGCCACCCGCGGCGACTGCCTGCACACGGTTCGGCACAACCTTGGTCACGCCGAAGTCCGAGCGGTAGAAGTCGAACGCGGCATTCAGCACCGCGGCTGCCTTGGTACCCACTTCGTTGGTGCGCTGCACGTTGCCGGTGAAGGTCGAAACCTTGACCTTGTGGGCCGGCGAACACATGACGATCGAGCCCGAGCCGCCGTTTTGGTAGCAGGTCTGGATGCCGGTCTTGAGCATGGCCTCGGTAACCGACACATCCGTACCGGTAACCGGCGCGGTGTTGGTGGTCGGGTCCGGAGCAACGCCCGAAGCGCCGACAACACGGTTGGTGATGAAGCCGTACAGGCCACGCAGACGGCCGGCCACACCGGAGGTGCCGGTGACGGTCGCGCCAGACGAGATCGCAGCGGCCTCGATGTCGCGCTTCAGCTCGATCATCTTCTTCATGCGCAGGCGCTTGCCTTCCTTCGCACGGCCGTACTTCTTGACGCGCTCGGCGGTGTTCGACACCGAAACGGTGTCTTGGAAGATCTGCGTACGGTTGTTCAGCAGACCGGGCTGGGTCTGGGCCGAATAGGACGCATCGGCGCCTTCGATCGCGGCACGGGTCGGGTCCGGCGCCCGGTAGCTGTCGCGCTGCCACTCGAAATAGACGTTGTCCACGTCAGTGCGCTCGATCATCGAGAGCAGCGGCGCGTCGTCCGGGTTGAAGTTGAAGATCTGGTCGAGGACGTTCTCCTTGACCTTCACAACGCTGGGGGTAATCAGGGTGTTAGCGGGCATTCCATTGCTCCAGGGTTAGAAGTCGCCGAGATCGGCGAGCGTTTCGAGAGTCGGCTTGGCATGGAAGCGCTTCAGGGCTTCCTTCTGCTTCACGTCTGCATGGTTGGGTTGACGGGCTCCGGCGGAGGGCTTCTGTACCCTCGGGAGCTCGGTCTTGGGCTTGAGTTCGGCCTTCTTGGCCAAGATGGCGTCATAGGCTTTCGCCTTGGCAGCCAACTTCCAAACCCCTTCATTGATGAACGCTTCGATCGACGTATTCGGTGAGATTCCACTCTTGCCGAGATACGTGGCCAGGTCGTTCATCAACTCGTCGTTCCAGCCCGGCAGGGTGTCCTTCAGCGCCTTCTCCGTGGCATTGGCCTGCTCGTTAAGCAGCGCTTGGCGTTTCCGCTGCGCTTCTTGAACGGTGGCGTCTGCCGCTTCCTTGACCTGTTGCAACTGGCCCTTTCGTGCTTCGTACAGCTCTTTCTGTGCCAAGTACGTGGCGGCGTCCTGCTGCGCCAACGCGATCGGCGGCGGAGCGCCCACTTGGGCCTCCAAGAAGCCGCCCAACGCTTCCAACTGCGCGGCGGCTCGGTCCAGGCTCTGCTGTTCCCGCTCGCGGATCTGGGTTACTTCTCCCTTCACCGTCTCGACTTCCTTGCGTTCGTTGGCAAGGGCCATCGTTTTCTGCGAGTAGTCAAAGCCCTTCTGGGCGAGTTCCACGACCTCAGACTGCTTCAGGGTTACTTCCTTGCCGTCATGTTTCAGGGTGACGGTGGTTTCTTCCTGATCGTCGTCTTCGGATGCTTCCTCGTCCTGTTCTTCTTCCTCGGTCTCTTCGGTATCGGCAGGCTCATCCTCTGCCAGATCCGCTACCTCTTCCTGCTCGTCCGGACCTTCGTCCATTGAATCGGCCAGGTCCGAAAGCGACAGTGCGCCCTCGACCGGCTGGGTGTTCCCGTCACCAGTCATAGCTCTTCCTTGAGTTGTACTTCAGTTACAGCGGATGGACGATCCCATCCGACGTGAGCGCTGAGGCTTCATCCCCAGCGATAACCTTTGCGTTGCCGTAAGTGCCGCCCCACAGTTCCGGAGCGTCCCCATACGGCCACACCACACGGCAGACCGGATTTCCCGGCTGCTCGATTAGCGCAAGGCGTTCCGCAACTTCTGCCCAAACCGCTCGGCGCGGCTCTGGTGCAGGTCTAGCTGCTTCTGCGCCACCAAGCCATTGTTCATCGCCTCGGTCAGCACTGACTCCAGGCGTTTGCACGCCTGCGACATGCTCCACAGCCACTCCCGCTGGCGCTCTTCCTTTTCGCCTTGCCACTTGGTCACGATCTCCTGTTGGATTCGGTCGAACGCGTCGCGGAAGACCGGGTTTTCGAGTACCTCAGCTGCCAGACGGCCACGCTCTAGGTCTTCGCGATCGTTCACGCGGCCTCCTGGGGCTGAACCTGCTGCAGCAGATAGGCGACCAACTCGGTCAGGTCCGCGACCTGCTCGGCCAGATCCTTGCCACCCTCGGCATCGGCGGTCCTGGCTGCCTGGTCTCCGCGTTTGAGCGAGAAGTCAGTCGCGGCCTTAACTCCATCCTGGTGAATCTGCCTGTCCTTCTGATCGAGTTCGCGCGCCTTGAGGGCCAAATCCCCCTCCTTCGCCGCATCCTTGGCCTTGAGTCCCAAGTTCTCCTGTTGCGCCTGCTGCAACTGTTCCTGCAGGCCGTTCAGTTGCTCAGTGACTTGAGCCTTCTCGGCTTGGTAGGCCTGTGGATTTGGCGGCATACCGGTTGGCTGTGCTTCGACGAACCGCTCCGGATTGCTGAACTCATTGGCCTCGACGTACAACCGCACGGTTTCGGCAATGTTCTGCGGTGTGATGACGCCGAACTGCGCCGCCTGTAGCTGGGTTTGCAATAGCCCCACAATCCGGGAGGCCTGCTGCTCCTTGGAGCCAGTACCAAGACCGACATTGATCTTGACGTTGAACTGATCGCGCCACTCGGACGGATTCACCGGCACCCACTGGCCGCCGGCTACCTGAATTTGCTCAGCACGATTCTGATGCTGCACAGCCAGCTTCAGCATCTTGGCAAAAAGCTGCTTCATGCCGACCGCAAAGAAGCGTGCCATCAGCTCCAACCGCATATCGGCCTTCTGCGTGATGATTGAAACGCCCGTTGCTGTCTTGTTGAGGCTGTCGGCGTCAGTGCCCTGCGAGTAACGGGTGAAGCCGGTGCGGTTCTCGCGCCATGACTCAATGAAGTCGTTGAACTGGTAGGCCGGTGCGGCCAGCGATGGCTGGATCAGGGGCTGCAGGGCCTCACTTGCCGGCCCCTTGCCGCGCACCATGCCGCCCGGCCGGTTCTCCAGCCAATCACTGATGTTCACTTCGGCCGAGGTATTGACGTAGGTCCGCTGGTTGACCGTGAAGTACAGGTTGTCCTGGATGGCCCGGACGATATTCGTCCGCAGCTTCTGCGAGCCAATAGCGAAGTCCGCCGGACAGTCGCCGAAGAACGCGTGCGGCCGAGGGATGGGGCAAATCCAAACAAACGGATGACCGTCCACTTGATCGATTGCCGCATCGCCGTCCGTAAAACGGGCCAGCGTGTCTTCGATCAAGCACACCTTCAGCCATTCGGCTACGCCGTCACCGTCGCGGTCCAGCTGGATGTAGACCTCGGCGCACTCATACATCGCGTGACTAGGAGCCGGATCGGAATAGCTGTCCGAATCCATGTCCTGGCCGAGCTGCTCAATTTCGTTTTCGTTGCTGGCTGTGTCACCGCTGCCGCGTGGCAGGTCGGTGAGGTCGTAGCCCTCTTCCTCAAGCTCGAACCTGCGCTTGCGAAACACATGGGCCATCATGGCCGGGTCAGCACCCCAGCGGGCGTTCGCGTCAACCCGGATCGAGTCCGGAGAGCAAACCTCACACTTGATGCAGATCCGCTTATCTTCCTTCTT